GTTTGTCATGTTGACCTCGTTTGTTGTTGGTTACCTTTTTATTATGACATGTTTATATTATATTGTCCAACAAATAATAATTTTTTTTTCAAAATAAAAAAAGATCATCGCGGAAAGTTATTAACACGATGATCTTACAAGGAAAAAATTACCTATAATCCTGTAACCTTTTCCCGAGAGACTGCAAATATTTTTCTGTTTCAACACGCCCATATTTTTGGATAAGCTTGCGAACTTTTCTTGTTGTTATTCTTGGCTGCATTGGATCTCCTATGTATGTGCAAAATATGTTGTAAAGTGCGCCGGTTATTATGATGGATGAGATCATCAAGAGGATCTCTTTGAATTCGTTTTGTGCAAATGATGCCAGTATATCAAGCATTTGTATCCTCCTTGCTTTTGTCGATGTGCTCAACATATTCGCATTCTTCGATGTGATCGATCTCCATAACCAAGAGATCAAGAAGGTTTTCATGTGTATCGGTAAATACTTGGCGCAATCCGGATCGCCATTGGATAAGTATTGTTTTCATTGTTTTCCTCTGTTGTTGATTAAATACCACACATGCCCCATTTTGCGCATGTTGGTGGCTCTATATCAAAAAGCATGTATTGCTTGCCACCTCGTGAGGTTTTGGCCCATTGTACGGCTTGATCAATAGTCATGTTTTTGAATAGTGTACTTTGTTTGCCTCTTTGACTTGATACATATTTTTCAATGCGTGCGATGATTGATGCTCTTTTATCATCAAGATTTTTAAGATCACCCTTATTTGCATAAATGCATGGATAACAACCAACACGATTATGGCCGCTCAAATAAAGCGGGTTTGGCTTGACGTTATGTCGCTTATGTATGTTTGCAACATCATCAAAAGACCAAGATAAAATTGGCCGCCATGTATAACAATCAAAATGATCGAACCATTCCCATTCATCCATTTTTGCACGCTTATGGCTCTCATCGTGACGAATGCCAACAACATTGATCGGATCATCAAGATCATTAAGATATGTGGCAATAGGATCAACTTTGAGGCGTGGAGTGCAAAATTTGCGCCTTGCATTTGGTATGCACATGAAATGAATAATCAAACCAACAAAAGGCGATTCAAAACCTAAATCTTGCTCTATCGAATCAACAAAATCCCTATGTTGATCATCAACATCAACAACACGCTTGACGCGATCAATTTTACCGATCACGGATTCAAGGTATTGCAAATATTCATATGTTTGCGGGTGTTCCCATCCTGTATCCGAAAACACGCGCTTATATTTATAATCTAGCTCATTGAAATGCAAACAAACGGCAAGGGAATCCTTTCCACCGCTGACACCTACCACAAGATCTGAACCTTTTTCTTTATATATCATTGTTGTCCTCTGTTTTTGAGATGATGCCCGCTTGTGCGGGCTTGGTTGGTTATTCTATTTATCCATCTGGTCACAAATCCATAGCCATGATTGTGCATTTTCATCAAGTTTTGTTTCATTATCTTTCAGAATTTTTTCAAATTTACGCTCTATCATGTCAACCAATCTTTCTTGTGTGTTGTAAATACAAAATTGATCTGTGACCATTAGCCATTTCTCATCAGTTTCGCGCCATTGATTAGCCAGTGAAAGAGCCAAATCATTGTCATAATCTGGATGTGTAGATGTTATTTTATTGATCAGTTCTATTTGCCATTTATCGATTTTGTTTTTCAAATCCTGCATTGCTTCTTGGTTTGTCATGTTGTGCCTCGTTTGTTGTTGTTACTCTTCTATTATTGTATGTTTATATTATATTGTCAAAAAAATAATTGATTATTTTTGTTTTTCTTTTGAAATCCTTGCAATCTCACGCTCAAAACGCGGTTTATTGAGATCAAAGACAACAAGTATTTCCTCAAGTGGCAATGCATCATCCTTGACCATTGCATACAAAAGATCGTCGTGCATGGCTTGCGGATACTCGCTCTTGAATACCGTGATCTCATTGCGCAACCGCGCCCGCAATCCCATGATTGTAACCTGCAACCGGATCAAGGCGTTGGTGCCTCGATTGAGTAATTTTATGCTGTCCAATATTTGCATCTCAAGACATTGTGGATCTATCTCGTTATCACTCATCGTCATACCTCATCAAAATGATTGTATTTTGTTATCATGATCTATGCTTCTTGAATCTGTACAAAAAAGCAATTTCGTACCGCAAGGCATCTAACCCATGGTCATATTGTTTGTCCGGCCTATCACGGCCTTTTGTCTTGCTCCATTTGTACTTTCGAAACTCTTTGATCAACTCTTTGCAATGATCAAAGACAACAAGAGCGGGTCTACCCTCTGCATCGAGCTTAAGCCTATCTTTTACAAGGTTGATTGTTTCGGATACGCCGTAATGTTTCGGCGCGGGTTTGGTATGCAATCCCAATTCTCTTGCCAATAAAAGCCGGCCGTCCTTGCTTTCGGGATCGGCAACAATCCAACGGAGATCGGGATCCTTTGCACCAAGAGCAATGATCATTCGACCATTTTCAAGAGTTGTTTTTTCCGTCTTGTAGTACTCGCGGTAAACATACAAGGTATCATTATCTTGATCATGGGCAATCCATAGAGCTGCAAAAGGATTTCGCACACCAAAGTCAATGCTAATATCCCGCGGCCAATGGTCGGGAATATTGAACGGTTTGCAAGTATGTATTGCGCGATCGAATTCGGGATATACCAAACCGCTTTGGCTTGTGAACATCCCAAAGAGACGCGCGTTTTGGCTTGCTTCGCTGAGATGAGCAACCGCACGCCGCAATTTGTTGCTCGATATATAGGGATTATCCAAACCACTCAATGCGTAGCGTTCAAAGCCCGCCGGCGGACTATCAACAAAAAAATCATACAAGAAAGATAAACCCTTGAGTGGCGTTGCCGTGATCAAGATTTTTCCTTTTGTATCAACAATGCGTAGCATGCACTCTTCAAAAACTTCAACACTTGGCTCTTCATCCATCCAAACAAATTTTACAGATGCACCTTGAAATTTTTCGCGGCCTGCATCGACGGATAAAGATACAATGCGGCCACCATTGGGCAAGCGCATTGATGCCCGATCTTGTGCCCGCCATCGTGTGAATTTAGTGCCAACAGGCGCATATTGCTCAAGTTTTGGCCGGCCATATTCAAGTGCATCACCATAAGATAACGCGGCATACCAAACAGTTTGCGGCTTGCGCTGTATAAGGTCTTTTGGCAAGTGATTGAAGCGTAACCATTCACGCACCCACCACTCATCACGACCGGCGGCAATAGCAATGGCAAGTTGCGCACCAAATTGCGTTTTTCCTGCACGGTTGCCACCGGTACACAAAAAGGCCTCACTGGCATTGGAAAACCGCAAAGCTGCCTCATGTTGTGAGGATCTCTTTTCCTCGATGCCGCATTTATCACAACGATAAACACCAAGGCCAATCATGCGCATTGCATCACCACAACCACGATCTCTTTGACTGTCTTTTGCTTTTCCATCCCACCGATGGCAATACGGCACCCACAAACGCGAAAGCGCCAAAGGATAACCTTTGACGACATCAACCAAACGATTGCGAGCCTCATATTTCATTTTTGCAAAATTGCCTTGTTCATATCGGAAAGAATAGCACTTGATCGGATTCCGGTTGCAAAAGAAAATGCACATGCAATTTTTTCACGCGTGGATTTTCTTGGCGTATGGCAAGCTTCAAGACTGTAAAATCGTTGCATTGTCAATCCAGAATCTGATTTTTTGATGCTTTGCCACGTTATACCATACAACGAAACAAAAGCCTTGAACCAAATTTGAAACCCGCTCTTTTTTTGCTTCCATTCAGTTACCAATATATCTTGCCTAAATGCCCGCCTCATTTCGCACCATTTTGTGCATTGATGTATGCTTGTTGCAATGTTGCGATCAAAGGAACACCATGCAAGGTCAATGTTGTGCAATTGATGGTTTGAACAACCGGCATGCCTTTTTGTTGTATTGTAATCTTGATGGGCATTGCTTTTGTTTCGGTCATCGTTGCAAACGTCACATCTTGACCGGCATGAACCAACGCCACCGGATCTGCAACACCGTAACCTTTTAGCGCCTCTTTTATTGGGTCAACAATATGTGCCATTCCGCCTGCATATCTTTGATCAACATCTCTTTGCATTTGTATGCTTTTGGCCCGTGTAATAAGCTTTGAAAGCTCATCATTCGAAAGATCGGCAAGGTTATCACCAAACAAAGAGGGTTGTGTTGTTGCCTTTTGGTAGGATGCAAATTGCGGCTTGATTGCAATGTTCACATTGTGATCAATGTGCCAAATGATGCATCTGTTTTTTTTGCTCAATCTCTTTGTTTGTTCGCAACTTGCAAAGTTATGGTATTTGCGATCAGCAAATCCAATCTTTCCCAATGATGCAAGATGATATGCGGCTTGATATATTTGTCCGCTTGTATTGGTT